CCCCTCAGCTTCGACCCCCAACGCGTCGCCAATGTCCCAGAGCATCCACCACCGTCAACCCGGTTGAGGTCATGCGCTCACATCGCCAATCGCCGGCTCTCACGAATAATTGGGGCTAGGAAGCTTGCGCTTGTTCTCTGGGCTAATAATAACGGGAAGGAGTATTCCCCAATGTGATTTAGTAAGGCGTCCGATTTCATGGCGGTTTTTTTGAGCCGGTTCGCAAACATTGGGCTTTCGTCGTGATCAGGGTGCGCCTAGCGCTCATGGTATCCACTCCCGAGCAGGCAGGAGGGGATCTCGCGATCATCGCGCAGCTGTTTGCAATGTTTGTCTGTATGTATAGGGGCTTTTCCCGCGCGCTTCTATTCTTCTTCTTCCTTACCTACCCTACATACATTACAAACATATCTATATTTATATATGTAACATATTGAAATTATTAGATAATCCTGTTTACAATTACGTCGTAAACGACCTTTACATACGTTTGTCTGACTTTACCAAAGCGAACTGTGACATTTTCGTCTCGAGGTCAGTGGCGATCTTGTTGCGTTTTTGCCAATACGTGAACGGATTCTACTTTGTTGCGGACCGATACCCATCATCGGACCATTCAACCTCACCTGCTTCGACCAGCTGGGCCAAGATATCCTTGATGTCGCGCGAGCGAATGCGGCCACGGATAAATTGTTGGATGTCGCGCGGTTTCACCGAAGTGTGGCGCCGGCGGACGTAGCTGAGAATCTTCTCGGCCATCTCGCTGCGCTCATTCTGCGGCAGGAAATCCTGCGCCGCCGCGGCCAGGGCCTGGCCCGCTGTCCACGCCACACCTACCCCCCATTCGATATCTGATAAATCAATGCTGGCACCGCGGCCCCAACGGCCGGCAGCACGGATGGTCGCGAGCCGCACCGCCGTCTCGGCGCAGCGCGCAAGGTAGGCGCCGCTGCCTTGATGCCCGTCGACGTGATCCTCGACCACGCGGGTGAAGTCCGAGTAGCAGTGGTGGGCTTCCTTGCTTGCCCACGGCAGGATTTCCGGCTGGATCCTGGCGCTGGGATTGCCGATCTGGATCAGGCTCTCCGGGCCCGACCAAAGATACAGCGCCTGAAGATCCCTGCCTAGGCTGGCGGGCACGCAGCTCGGATCGTTTTCCGAATCACGGTCGGGGGCGCGAATGTTGGAAGTTAGAGCGAGGAAACGGTTGATGAAGCCGTTGGCAACGCTCTCGCCCTGCAGCGCGGCATGGAATTCCTCCAGCGTCGAGACTCCGAAGATCGACAGCGCCGGCGACGAGATGAGCTGCGTTTCGCGTTGAGCCCATGCCGGCGTCGGCATGGTGGCGAAAGAGATACCCCACAATGCTCGCAGGATTTGGCTAACGGCCGCCTCGTGGCTGGTCGCCCGCTTGCTGGTCACGGCTTTGAGAAAGACCCCGATCTCGTCCTGCGGACACAGCACCAGCGGTTTGCTGGACAACAGTTCGAGTACCGCGCTCAGCGAGAAGAATTTGGATGGCCCGATGTGGCCGCCGGCTTTGGCGGCCTCCATCAGCCTGATGACACTGTCAAGCAGGTGCTGCTTGCCGCTGCCGGTGGGTGCGATTCCGACGGCGTAGAGATGGGTGGCGCTGCGAGTGGGACCGGCGGCACGACGGCCGATCAGCGTGCCGACCACGGTGACGGCGGCACCGAGCGCGAGCACTCGATTCGGGCGCCGGCTGGTCGCGGTGATCCAGTCGACGATCTCTCCCACCAACCCCGGTATGGTGGTGAAGCGGGCGAGCTCATCGATCGGTGCCTTCGGCCTCGCTGCTGCCCCCTCGGCCGGCGGCCGCAGCGCGGACAGATCGAGATCCGAGGCCCAGCCCAGCCGCTCGGAGAGGAACCGGAACGCAGTGTCGAGGTCGCAGTCGCAAGCTGCCATGACCAGGTCGAGCGGAGTGTAGCCCTGATCAGCACCGAAATCGCGGATGCCTTCCGGCACGATCTTCAAATTGAGGTGCCGTTTCTCGAGCTCCCGCCCCGTCGTCGACGGTCGCCAGGTCGGCACCGCTTCGTAGCCCTTCTGCGTCCGCCGACAACGATACAGCATCAGCCCCGGTACCCAAGCGTCCAAATTGGCGAGCGCTTGGTTGTTGAGGAGGCGATGCGGACTGTCACCGTCGCCGTTGCCGCCGTTCCCACCTTCATGCGGCTGCGGTTCAGGACGATATCCCAGCGGCAGCAGCGCCGCCGTGATGTGCTCCGCGATGTCGGAGGCTAGCGTCGGCAGCTCGTGCGGTTGCAGGTCCTCGAGAGTCTCGGACCCCGACCAGCGATACGGCGCCCCGGTGTCCGGGTGGATCGTCGGCGGCAGCTCCGTATGCCGCCCCGGGCCGATCAGGTCGACGACGCGCTTGCCGGCGATGTTCCAGCTCTGCGACTGCGTGATGCCGGGACCGTAGTAGAACAGGGTCTCGCCGCGCGCGCCGGTCTTGCGCACGTGTGTGGGCGGCAGAACGTTTCGCAGAGCCGCCTGGATCGCCGGATTTTCGCTGTCGATGTCGACCGCGATCAGGCCGTGACTGGCCTGACCGGCAACGACGCCGACACCGGTGTCGCCCGCAGCCCAGCGCTTGCGCTCGGTCGCCGGCGGCGGACCGCCGTTGAAGCGCCTCTGCCAGTTGGCAAGGCCGATCCACATGCCGGCGAAGAAGAAGCCCGGCCGCTTGGTCCCCGGCACGATCGGCACCGCGGCGAAGCCGCGCTCGATCAACCTTTCGGCACACTGCGCATAGGCACCCATCATGCGATCCGGATCTAAAACGGTGGCTCGTTGTTCAAGATTTTCCGGCGCAACGCGAGCTCGTAGCCGACGAACAGCCGGCGAAGGAATTCGCGCCATTCGCCGGCGTCCAGCGTCGCGATGTCGGTCTTGCTGATCTCTTCGAGATAACCGCCGGCCTCCGCGCCGGCCTCGAGCGCGGCGCAGATCTCGTAGGCGTCCAGCATCTCCTTCGGCATGGCGTAGACCTTCTTTGCCGCGGCGTGGCAGCCGTTGTCGTCGCACAACCAGATCACCGGCGGACGCTCCCGTTTCGGCGGCCCGTAGCCGAGCCACACCGCATGACGGCGGCAGACGGCGCAGGCGGTCGGCTCCTCGGTTGCAAATCGGCTGACTGTGCCGCTCATCAGAACAAAATCGCATCGTTGATCGGGGTGGCGGCGAGGGCTCGTGCGGCATCGGCGCGCGTCTCGATCACCCAGCAGCGATAGTGCCGGTCAACCTCGACGACGCCGCCATCGGGGCGCCGGACGCGGCGATCGGTGACGTTCCAGAATCTTCCGTTACGCGCGACCGCGATCGCGACCACCGGATCGAGCTCGTGCTGGCGCTGCAGCGCCTCGTCCACCGTCACCGGGATCGGCGCGGATCCCCCCAGCGCATACCACCAGCGCTCCGCGCAGGTGCGCGGGTAGCCTTGGCGCTCGAACGAAACGTATTCGGCATAGGGCGAGAGGCCGCAGAGATAGTCGACCCGGAACGACGGCGGCGCGCCGGGGTCGCCGTACTTGTAATGGCGGTGGAAGCTGATGTCCGTGACCGGCAGCCACACCCGCTCGCCAGTTAGGATGGGGACTGCGTCGGCGAACGTCGCATGCTTGGCCGCCGGCTTCGGCTTGGGCCACTCGTGGCCGCAACAGCAGCACATGGTCGCGTGGAGCGGGTTGATCTCGTCGCACTCCGGACAGGTCTTGGCTTGCACGCTTGTCGGCGCAACGGCAGTGCTGTTGTTGCCGCCGACCGTGATGTCGACCTGGTCAACGGGCCCGTGCCTCCGACAGTTGCCGGCGAAGTCCAAAATCAGGCAGTTAGTTTTGCCTTCGGCCTTGCGGGTGCCGCGGCCGACCATTTGCACGTAGAGTCCGGTCGACAGCGTCGGCCGCAGCATGGCCAGTAGGTCGATCCGCGGCGCATCGAAGCCGGTCGTCAACACGTTAACGTTGACCAGGCACTTGAGCGCGCCGGCCTTGAACGCAGCGACGCTGTCCTCCCGCTCGGCTAATGGTGTCTCGCCAGTCACCACCCGGCACGAAACACCGCGGGCACTGAGGTCCTGGCCGACATGATGCGCGTGGGCGACGCCGCAGCAGAAGACCAGCCATGAGCGCCGGTCGACACCACGCGCGACGATCTCGTCGCAAGCGGCGCTGACGGTGGCGCTGTCGTCGGCGGCACGCTCGAGCTCGCCGGCGATGAATTCGCCGCCGCGGCGGCCAACACCGCTGATGTTGATCTCGGTTCCGGTCGTCTTCGACGTCAGCGGCGACAGCCAACCATCCCTGATTCCCTGACCAATGCCGTAGTCAAAAACGATAGCGTCGAAGATTTTGCCTTCACCTTCGTCGAGACGGCCACTGTCCAGCCGAAATGGCGTCGCCGAGAATCCGGCAATCCGCATGTCGTCGGCCGGTGCCAGTGCGCGCAGTTCGGCAAGCAGGGTGCGATACATGCCGTCACCGTCGTGCGGTACCAGGTGTGCTTCGTCGATCAAAACTAGATGCCGCGGCCCCAGCCGCGCGGCGCTGCGCCAGACGCTCTGCACCCCGGCGAAAATGATCGGCGCACCCCATTCACGCTCACCGATGCCGGCGCTGTTGATTC